GGCGAGAAGCTGTCGCCGCTGACCCGGCCGCGGTGCTGGTTGCGGGCGATCAGGGTGGTCGGCAGGTGGATGCAGTCGCACTTCGGATGCCGTTGGAAGCCGCTGTTCCAGCCGAATTCCTTGCCCGCCAGGATGATGCACCGGCTGCAGGCGGGAGGCTGCACCACCCGCACGTAGCCCTGGATCGTCCGGCGTCCGGCGATCCCCACCCCGACCGCGCCACGGCCGGCGTCGGCGACCTCGGAGCGCACGATCGTGGCCAGCAGACCCCGCCCGGCACTCAGGGCCTGGCGCGGTGTCGCGCCCTCGCCGATAGCCCGGTAGGCGGTGATGAGCGGGCGCAGCATGAGTGTGTCCAGGCTGCGCCCGTCCGCTGCCGTACCGGCGAACGCGGCCGCGTTGACGAGTGCCTCCTCGCCCCCGGCGTCCTCGGCGGCGGCCACGGCGCTGACGTAGTCGTTCGCCCCGGCGGCGGCCGCCATCTGCCCCGCGACGAGGACCTTGACCAGACGCGGCCCGACGCTGCTCCACGATGCGCGCAGGTTGCCCGCGTCCAGCATCCGCCACTCGCGCAGCGCCCCCGCCATGGACGCCGCTGCGATGCGCCGCTGCTCGGCCAGGTGCCGGGCCGCCAGCTTCAGCGGCTCCGTCACGGCACACCGGCGTCAGCCGGGTCCGGTTCGGCGGTCGGGGGCGGCCCGTCGAGGCCTCCGCCGCCCATGATGGCCGACACCGGGTCGAGCTCGGCCTCCCGCTGCCGCATCTCCATCAGCGTGGCGACCTCGGTCGGCGTCAGCCCGAAGCGCAGGGCCAGCCACTCGAAGGGGAACCCGATCTGCTTCAACTTCAGCAGGCTGTCGGTGAGCTGGGCGAGGTTGCGCGACTGCGGGTCGCGCCACAGCACCGTCCCGCCGGCCAGCGCCTTGCCCTTGGCGTCCTCGCCGCGGGCCAGACAGATCAGCTGGAACACCTCGCGCAGCGCCTGGCCGAACCACAGCTGTTTCTCCTCGGTCCGCTTCACCAGACCCGTCTCGGCGGCGATCAGCGCATCACCGGACAGGTTGGCCATCTTGCCCACCAGGTAGTGCTGAGGGGTGCGGGTCTGGGCGGCGATGTGGCCCACGCACACCTCGATCACCTCGGTATACGCGGTGAGCTGCGCCGCAGGCCAGGAATCGATTTTGGCGTCGGGGTTCTCCAACCACAGGATGCGGTCGGTGACGAACTTCTTCAGGTCGATCGGCCGCTCGCCGACCTTCTGCCCGTTCGCGTCCAGGATCGGAATCTTCGGGACTTCCGCCCCGGTGACGATCCGCTGGGTGAGCGAGGCGTAGTCGGCGTTGGTGAACAGCATCGCCCACAGCAGGTTGATGGCGTCCTGCATGGCGATGACCCCGGCCACGTCCGAGACCGGCTCGGACGCCAGGAGCGGCCGGTTAGGCAGCTCCACCATCGGCACGACACCCATCGGGTTCGGCTGCGGGTTCGGCTCACTTCCCATCTCCCGCGGCGTCCAGGAGTCCATCACCTCGTCGGCCTCGGCCATCTGCGGCGACTTCTTGTCCCCCGCCGACAGCGGTCGCTCGAACTTCCACACCTCTGTGGGCAGATACAGCGTGGCGAACTCGCTGTACCCGTCCTGCCACATCTTCATCGCGGCCCGCCGCCGGCGGCGCGAGCCCGGCTCGTACTGCACGATCGCCGACGAGGCGTCCTCGAAGGTGACGCACGGCGTGTCCTCGTCGCCGGGGTCTCCCCACACCAGAACGAAGCAGCGCGCCGCGTTCCCCGCCCCGAGGAAACCCAGCTGCGAGTCGGCGTCGAGGCCGTTGCGCTGCCAGACCCCCCACAGCTCGGCGTCCGCCTTCAACTGGCCCGGCGCCTGCACCCCCGTCACCGTGAGCCGTTCCACCGGGGAGTCGGCGACGGGCTGCACCCAGTTGTCCGAGAAGCCCTCGTACCGGTCCGCGCAGTACTTGCGGAACTCGTCCGACGCGAACTTCAGCGGGTGCTTGCCCCGGTAGTAGCGGTCGTGCCGCAGCACCTCCACCGACCGGGACGTCAGCTCCGTCGCCAGGACGTCCACCAGGCGCCGGGCCTGCTCCTCCGTAGCCATGCCGCCCCCTCTCAAGCCGTGTAGGCGTAGTAGGTCGGCGGCGGCGTCGCCTGCCCCGCAGCGATGGCGTCCTGCGCCGCCTCGTGGGCGAGGACCGAGCAGACGGCCAGGTCGATCTTCTGAAGCACCGTGGCCTTCCTCAGGACGTAGCGGCTGGACGGCCGTGCGGCCTTACGGGCGTTGCGCACGTGGATCGACGTCGTCTCGCAGCCGTCGTGCCGGAACGTGCTGTCCTTCTTGGTCACGTCCGTGAGCAGCTGCTCGCACGCGGCGTGCATCTGCACCACCCGGTTGGTGTGCCACTCCGTCACCCGCTTCTCGCCGAAGCTGGCCTGCCAGGCGGCGACCTCGCTCGTCCAGTACGGCGGGTCCGCGTAGGCGCGGACGACGTCGTAGCGCTCGAACATCTCGCGGAACGCGGTGTCGACCTCCAGGCGGGGAACCTGGCCCTCCCACTCGGCCGGGTTCCATACGCACGGCAGGCGGTCCGGCCCGTACACCGGAGTGAACTGGTAGCCGTCCAACGTCTCGGCCCTGATCCCGGTCCAGTCGTCCACGTCGGAGCCGTCGAAGCCGAGCACGATCCGCGCACCGTCCGGCACAGGCCGGCGCCCGGCCCGGCCGTCCCACCGGTCTTGCTGAAGCCACGCGCCCATGCCGGCCGTGATGCGGTTGCCGTAGAAGCGCTCGGCCTCCGACGGCTCCTTCTCCATCAGCTCGGCGGCCTCGCCCTCGATGGAGTCCAGGTCCACATGGTGGCTGCTCTGGTACACCACGGCGTGGATCTTCCGCCGCTCGGTCTTCTTCCCGTAGTCCAGGTCCTTGGGCGGCAGCCGGTGGAACCGGTACACGTCCTTGACCTTGGTCTCGGCGGTCTTCTGGGCGACCGAGCTCTCTGTGGGGTCCCAGGCGTTCGTCTGCTCAAGCGAGCGCCCCGACATGCCCGCCAGGCCGCGCCGCTGCGTCGTGGCCACCTTCGTCATGCCGTTGCCCTCGGTCCAGATCCCCGTCTCGTCCTGCGACGCGAACGTGATCGGGTTGCCCAGGCGGGACTGCGCGCTCGAGGTGACGACGTCGATCCGGCCGTCGTTCGGCAGCCGGATGAACTGCTCGCCCACCCGCATCAGCTCGGACAGAGGCCCGTTACGGATCATCTCCTGCAGCGGGCGGTACGTGTTGTCCGTCTGGTCCTCGGACGTCGCCGTGATCTGGATCAGCGGCTTGTTCCACGGCCGGCCCATCGGCTCGTCCGGTTCGTACTCGTACACCCAGCCGCATCCGCACCGGTGATCCGAGCACCGGTACCGCTCGCCGCCGAGCGCCCACCCGCCGAACAGCACCGGGCCGACCGCCTCGGCCGCGACGACGCTCGCCGCCCACGGCCCCTTCCCCGACTTCTGCGGGGCCACGGCCTGCGCCCGCCGGTAGTGGAAGGCCGTTGCCAGCTGCCCGAGCTGGGCGGTCGGCTTGACCCGGTAGAGGTTCGCGGTGATCCGCAGCTGCCAGTCGTACATCTGGAACGGCAGCGGCTCGGGGTCCAGGCCGCCGACTGACTGGAGCTTGCAGTGGCGGGTGATCCAGTCCGGGACGACGTACAGCGTGGGGAAGTCGAGCGACCAGGTGCCGTCGTCAGCCGCTACCACCGGACACCGCCCTCAGCCGGGCGCGCGCCGAGGTCGGCGCGATCGTCGGCGTCGGACCCGACGGCGTCTCTTCGTCTTCACTGGGACGCTCAATGCGCCACCGGTTCGACCGCATACCCGGGCTGGTCAGGCCGAGGCTGTCGGCCATCTGTCGCACCAGCGTGCCCAGGGCGACCGACGACTGCGCCCCCTCGGCTTCGGCCAGGCGCCGGACGTACAGCGCCACCTCGAACTCCTGGCTGTAGCGCTCCCACATCAGGGCCTGGGGCAGCGTCCAGAAGTGCTCCCACAGTTCGATCTCTCGGGTCTCAGGCCAGA